ACTCCAGGCTCGGCCACGGTGGAGGCCGCTAGCGCGACGGTGACCACAAGTGGGGCAACTTCCGTCATAGCGGGTAGTGCCACGGTGGTTGCGTCTTCCATCCAGCTCACAGGCTCGGTGACCATTACGGGGTCACTGGCTGTCTCCGGGGGTGTCTCAATGGGAGCTGGAGCATCCGTAACCGGCGCCTTGAGCGTCTCTGGTACTTTGACTAATGCTGGTAAGGATATTGGCCCGACTCATAAACACTCCGGCGTCACGACAGGCGCTGGTCAGACAGGAGGTATCGTATGAGCCTGACCTACCGGAAGCTTGATGCAAACGGGGATTACACTTTCGGCTTTCGAGCCGGGAACTTCTACAAGGATCAACCTGAAGCTGTTGCACAAGCGGTTAAGACCCGTCTCGGGCTCATTCTTGGGGAGTGGTTTCTTGATGTTACCTACGGCACCCCATATAATTCGGAAATACTTGGGGCTGGCAACGTAGGCAACTATGACTTCGCCCTCCAGAAGGTTATTCTTGGGACGCCAGGTGTCTTGCGGATAACTTCGTACGCAAGTCAAGTCAACCCATCCACTAGAGGAGCAAGTGTTAGTTGTACCATTGATACGATCTACGGATCTGCGTCTGTTACTCAAACACTCTAATTCATGGCCACTTATCCTCTCGCTACGCTCGCTCCGACCGTCAGCCTGACCGGCATAAGTGCCCCAGCTTACTCTGATATCTACCAGAGTCTAATCGCTTCCTTTCAAGCTATCTACGGGTCAGCGATTTATATTGCTCCCGACTCACAGGACGGCCAATGGATAGCGGTTCTGGCCCAAGCTATCAACGATAGTAATCAAGCTGCCATAGCCTGCTTTCAAGCCTTCTCCCCGACGTATGCCCAAGGCACCGGCCTGTCCTCACTGGTCAAGCTCAATGGACTGCAGCGAACTGTGGCCACCAATTCGACAGCCATCGGCAATGCCATCGGTGTGGCAGGCACAGTTATCACAGCCGGCGTAGTCCAGGACGCCAGCGGCAATCTCTGGAATCTACCATCTCCGACGGTGATCCCTATCAGCGGCAGTATCACAGTAACCGTCACCGCGCAGAACGCCGGCAACATTACAGCACCTGCTGGGACCATCAACACCATCAGCAATCCTCAGCTTGGTTGGCAGTCCTTCGCGAGCACAGTAGACGCCGTCGCCGGCGTCCCGGTAGAGACTGATCCAGTGCTTCGCTCGCGCCAGTCGGTCTCCACTTCCCTGACGGCCATTGGTATCAAAGAGGCCATATATGCCGCTATTGCAAACGTAACCGGGGTGACCCGCAGCACCGTGTATGAGAATGATACCGGGGCCACGGATAGCAACGGTATTCCGGCGCATTCGATAGCCGCGGTCATCGACGGGGGCGCTGTGGCCGACATCGCCCTTGCCATCGCCTCCAAGAAACCAACCGGCGGTCAGACTTACGGCACCACGACCAGCACGGTGTATGACCAATACGGGCTCCCGACCACTGTCAACTACTTCGCCTTGGCTCATGTCCCGATCTACTTTGCGGTGACGATCAAAGCGCTCCCGGGTTACGTCTCTTCGACTGGTTCCGCTATCACAGCTGCGTTGGTGGCCTTTGTGAATAGCCTAGCCATCGGGGAAGATGTGTACGCGACCCAAGCCCAAGCGGTAGCTGCATTGATCAATCTCCCGATTGGTCAGACATTCTACCTGACTGACTTCCGTCTCGGTTTTGCAGCAGCTCCCACAGGGGCTGCTAATCTGGTCATAGCGTTCAATGCAGCAGCCACCTGCGCCACAGGTAATATTGGTTTGACGGTGACTTGATATGAGCGCCTCGACCCTCCAATATCTGAACCTCATCACGTCGGAGCATTCGGACAAACCGAACTTCAACGCGATGGTAGCTGCCACCGTTCAACCCGCGGCGGACTTAACCGCGCTTTACACCGCCATTCCCCAGCTTTACGACGTAGACCAAGCCTCTGGCGCACAGCTTGACGTTGTCGGCCAATGGGTAGGTATCACCCGGGCTTTAACAACGCCCCTAAGCGGTGTTTACTTCGCTTTTGATACGGTTAACGTGGGCTTTGACCAAGGTGTTTG